ATTTCCCAAAGAGATTAGAGCTAAAACAAACCAAAATGAAATGATGATTGAGTTTATTAATGGTTCTATATGGCAGTTAGTAGGCTCTGACAATTACAATGCTATAGTAGGAGCCCCCCCTATTGGTATTGTATTAAGCGAGTGGGCCATTGCTAACCCTATGGCCTGGGCTTATTTGGCCCCCATTTTGGAGGAGAATAAAGGTTGGGCTTTATTTATATTTACCTCAAGGGGTAATAATCATGGGAGAACTACGTATGAACATGCTCTATCTATGGAAGATTGGTTTGCTGAAAAGCTACCCGCTCAAAAGACCCCGGTATTCGATTTTAAGCAATTGGCCAATATTAAAGCGGAATATATCAGGATATTTGGTAGAGAGATGGGTCTTGCATTATACGAGCAAGAATATGAATGTTCATGGGAGGGAGGCATACTTGGGGCTTATTTCTCTAACCAGATAAGAAGAGCGAGGGAAGAAAATCGAATAACGGTGGTACCCTGGATGCCAGGTATCGAAGTAGACACTTTCTGGGACCTTGGAGTTGATGATAGTATGTCAATATGGTTTATGCAACCAGTAGGCAAGTCGTTTCATTTTATCGATTATTACGAATCGAGTGGTTATGGTTTGGAACACTACGCTAAAGTTTTAAAAGAAAAGCCTTATGTTTATGGTAATCACTGGATGCCCCATGATGCAAGCCACAGGGAAATGACTAACAGCGAAATAGCAAAAAGTAGAAAAGAGGTAGCTGAAGACTTAGGAATAAAACCTATTGAGATTATTCAGAGAGCCCGGAATATGGATATAATTATTCAAGTCCATATACCGGCGGCAAGAAACATATTAGCTCAATGTTGGTTTGATGAGATTAAATGTTCTGATGGGATAATGGCCTTAGAAAACTATAGAGCTGAATATGACGATGATAAAAAGAAACTTGGTAACAGACCTGTACATGATTGGTCTTCTCATGGATCTTCAGCTTTTATAACCTTTGCAGTAGGATATAAAGAGGCCATAATACTTAAAGTTCCTAATATTCAAAGAGGGCCTATGGAACGACAAGAAGCGGGATGGATGGTAGCATGACAAAAAAAGAAAATGAAGAAATTCTGAGATTAGCTATTGATAGATTCCATAATTCTTATGATTCGGATAAGGAAGAAAGGAAATTAGCAGAAGATGATACTAAATTTGCTATTAATGATGAAAATTGTCAATGGCCAGCAGCAGTATGGAAACAAAGAACAGAAGCTAACCCTCCCAGACCTTGCCTCGTAATCAATAAAATACCGGAAAAGATAGATCAGGATGAGGGAGAGTTCAGGCAATTAAGACCCTCTATTAAAATCAGGGGTGTAGATTCTCAGTCAGACCCCAAAATTGCTGAAATTATAGCTGGAATTATCCGTAATATTGAATACAATTCCGATGCCCGAACAGCTTATAATACAGCTTATAGCTCTACGCTTTATAGTGGTAGAGGAGCATGGAGAATTGATAAAATTGATTGTGAGGAAGATCCCTTTGTTAAAGAACTAATTATTAATAGAATCCCCAATGCCCTGACAGTATATTGGGATTCCGGAGCTAAAAGAAAAGATAAATCTGATTCTAATTATATATTTGTCACCGAAGAATTATCAGAAAAAGAATTTAAGGCTCAATATCCTAATACTGAACTTATGGAATGGGATGCTACTAACGAAACTTTAGAAAATTGGCGGACTGATGAAACTATCAGGGTAGCCGAATATTTCTGGAAAGAAAAAGAAGATAAAATCTACTACAGGATAAAAAGGGGTAATACTGAGCTAACTGTTACTGAATTACAAGAAGGGGATGAGAAATTAGAGGAAAAAATAGTCAAAGTCCCCAAAATAAGGGTTTGCAAGATGATAGCAACTAAAATCATCGAGGGTCCTTTTGATTGGGAAGGAAAATATATACCTATAGTTATAGAAATAGGCAAAGAGGTAAATATTAAGGGTCAGAGCAAAACAAGAGGTAAAGTCCGTTTTGCTAAAGAACAGCAAAGAGTTTATAACTATTGGTCGACCAATATGACTGAACAGATAGCTCTTGCGCCAAAGGCTCCTTATCTGGCTACCCCGAAGATGATAGGGGCACATAAGACACAATGGGATACTGCCAATGTTCAAAATTATCTTTATCTTTTATACGATGTTGATACAACTGCACCTGGAATGCGACCTACACGTGAACCACCTCCTCAACTATCTACTGCCTTAGCCCATGAGCTTTCCCGGATGGATCACGATATTATGAGCGCTATGGGACGTTATGAGGCAAGTTTAGGGGATACGGGAGAAGAAAAATCTGGTAAGGCTATAATAGCAAGGCAACGTCAGGGTAGCATAGGTTCTTATGTCTATATAGATAATTTTCAGACTGCTTTAATTCATAGCGCTAAAATACTTATCGATCTTATACCTAAAATTTATGATACGGAGCGAATTATTAAAATAAGAGGAGAGGATGATACTGAAAAAACCATACCAATTAACGCCCGACCTGATGCTCCGATTTTGGAACAATTTGGTGATGTTTCAAAAGAATTATTGGCAGAATCATCGGAAGGTTATATCAATGATTTGAGTTTAGGTAAGTATGATGTTGCGGCAACCATAGGTCCCAGTTATGCGACACAAAGGGAAGAAGCCCTTGAAATGCTTTTAGGATTAGTTGAAAAGATACCTCAATTTGGCATGGCAGCCCTTGATCTTATCGTTAAAAATATGGATTTGCCAGGTGCAGATGAGCTAATCAAAAGGGTTAAAAAGCTAATACCTCCTGGAATAAGAGATGTAGAACCGGGAGAGGAACAACTTCCACCTTCGGAACCTGAAATTGACCCTAAGATGATGGTAGAGATGCAGAAAACACAAAATGAAGCCTTTAAATTGCAGATCGAGGAATTTAAAGCAATGACAAGAGGCATTAAAGATATTGCAGAGGCAGAATCTAAAGAAAGAGGCCAACAATTAGCTGAATTAACGGCTTTTATAGGAGAAATAAAGAGTAACTTACAATCCCAACAAATAAAAGGAGCATAAAATGGCAAACCTATTTCAAGACGGATTATGGATTTTAGATACCGCTGATACCGCTGAATTATTGAATGGTATCACGTATCCACTTTATATCAACAGAATAGAGTGGCAACCAGGGGCAAATGGGGAAGGTCTTGTTATTAAAGATCAGGCTGGTAAAGTAAGATTAAACAAGACATCTATTGCTGCAAGTCCGGCTGGCGATGAGTTCTGGAATTACGGCAGTAAACCTCTTGAAGTTGATGGATTTGTTTTGCATACCATGGGAGGAGGGACGCTTTATGTATATTTTGCGTAAATTCATAATATTATCTGTTTTAGTGTTGTTTTTAGCCTCTCCTGCTTTTGGACGGAATATGGGTTTTTTAGCAGAGGAAGCAGATGGCTCACCCGCTGGTTATGTCTATAAGCTGATAGTTAATAATGGGTCATTATCAATATCATCCAATGTAGGCACTTTAACGGTTGATACAGCTATTGTTTATAAAACTATCTACATAGACGCTGGCGCTATGGTTCCATGTACTACCAATGGAGCGCAATTTGGCACACATGAATATGGCACGAATGATATAGACCTTGATTATTATGCCTTTGATGGTGGAGCTACAGAGGAACGGGTACAATTTAAGATGCCTATGCCTGCAGCATGGGACAGGGGCACTATTAAGGTTAAATTCTTTTGGTCATCTGCGACAGCCTCTACTGCTGATGATACCTGCCAGTGGGGTATAAAAGGACAGGCATTTTCAAATAGTGATCCCATAGATGCAGCCTTTGCCGATGGAGGCGAAGTCATAGGTGATGTGCTTTTGGCTGCTAATGGCACTGATTGGCAATTAAGCGCTGCAACCCCGGCAGTAACAATCGGTGGAAGCCCGGCGCTTGGCGATATGATAATTTTTGAAATCTGGAGAGATACAAGCGTGGACAATATGGCTGAGGATGCCTGGTTATTTGGGGCCTTAATTCAGTATAAAGAATCAAATACAGAAGCAGCATGGTGATAAAAATGAATGGCCGGAAAGCAAAAGAAAAGCGAAAACAAGAGCAAGTTCAAAACGCTGGTGATAAAAATGTTAAGATTTTAATTGAGGTAATGGTTCTTGAAAGCGGTGAAATTGCAGTTAATGGACCTTTTAAAACAATGGATATAAACTTTTTCCGTAAGATAATGATGGAAGCAGATAGAGCAGTTAGTAATTTTATATTTACGGAGAATAGAAAAAATAAGATTAAGATAGTACATTAACCTTTAACCCACGCCTTATAAGGCGCATAAATCACCGGAAGGAAGGTGCAAGATGAAAGAGGATGAATTAAATCTTCAAAACGCTCCAGAAGGTAAAGAAGAAGAGAGCGAAGAAGAAGCAGAGGTCGCAGAGGAAGAAACCGAGGAAACGACCGCCTCAGAGGAAGAAGTTGAGGAGGAAGAGGAAGGAAAACCTTCTCGTAAGACAGGGGCAGAAAAGCGCATTGATGAGCTTACTGCAAAACGCAGGCAGGCAGAAAGAGATGCTGATTACTGGCGCAATGAGGCAATGAGAAAGGACGGGGAACCGCCTAAGCCTGGTGAAACTGCTGAAACTATTACACGGCCTAAACCTGATCCAAGTCAATATAAGAGTCACGATGAGTTCAACGAGGCTCTTGTTGACTGGAAGATTGAGCAAAAAGAATCGGGACAAAGGGCCGCACAAGAAAAAATCAGCCAGGAAGAAAGAGCTGCACAGTTTCAGGTTAAGTTAAACGAGGGCTTTGAAAAGCATGAGGATTTTGCGGA